TGAAAACGTAATTTTCTAAAGAATTATTTACAACCGCATCCTTCTTCTAACTCAGCATCTTTGTATAAACTACTAATAGTTTTATCCATATCTGCTTCAATTTTCTTTTTAACTGAGTTTAACTTTTTAAGATTTTCAACGTTTTGTTTTGCTTTATCAGTACCTTTATTTGCTTTGTACTTTTTTAATTCTGTTTCAATAGCCTCAACAACTTTTGCTAAATCTTTGTGTAATTTTGCAACAGATGCTTCGTTCATTACACTTTCAGGTACACAATTTGGAACTTCTTTACCATTTTTGTTTTTCATTCCAACTTGCTTATACCCTTTCCAACAAGGACCTGCTTCGTTTACGTTTTCATTTGAATCACCATATTCGTGATAATTAGAAGCCGCTTGAGATATATAGTTTTCTGAATTGGTAATGTGGTCTTGAATCCAAGCAGGAATTTGCTTTTCTTCCATTCCCATTTTCTTTTTTAATTCAGTTGCAGATTTAATAATAGAATCTAACTGATTTTGTGCCATAGAAACTTCGTGGTCTTCAGAACCTTCTGCTTCATTTACAGGTTTAAATGCAGTTGCATATGGATTAGAATAAACTTTTCCATATTCAAACTTCTTACCACCCATAGTGAAAGAACCATTTCCAGCTAAATCAGTTAAACGAATCATTATTATCTATTTTTAGGAGAAACATTATTTACCCAACCAGTTTTATCAGTTGGATATTTTGCTTCTATTGCTTGATTAGAACCACTTACTAATACACCATTTTGTGTGTATTTACCTAATTGTCTTGATACCGTTGTAGAACTTAAATATGTATATCCGGCATTATTTGTAGAACCAGATGGATATCCCAATTGATATGCTTGCATTGATGATGAACCTGCTGATGTTGCTTTATTTATAATTGCATTAGATGCAGATGCTTCAAATGCTTGTTGAATTGTTGCTGCTGTTTCTATTGAAGATGTTACCTTTCCATCTATTATAGCATTTATAACGATATTAGAAACAGTACCATTTGTATTGTAGAATAATGCCATCTTTTATTTATTTTTCATTGCAAGTCTTTCTCTCATCACATCAGTTGGGATGTCAGAGATTTCATAGTAACGATTTAAGATGTGACCCATATCTTCATATAACGCATGTAATCTTTCATCCATTGCTTTTGCTTCTACTGAGAATTTATCAAATTGCTTACCCAACTTATCCAACTCACTCATATTTCTTTTTACAGTCTGAGCATCGAACCAATCGTTAGCTTCTCTTAAAGATAATTCTTTTGCAGCTTCAACAATTGCACCTAATGTATTTGCAACTTCAGTCATATCTGAATTACGTTTCATTTGGTCTTGGAAAGTATTATAAGTAGATATAATTTCTAAGAAGTGTTTTTTAACTTCTAAAGATAATTTTCTATCAGGCTGCTCTAAGTTCTCTTTAATAGAAAATTTACCATCCTTAATTTTTACCTCACTAAGTGCGGTTTTACGGATGTCATTATATCCTTTAGCTACTTTAGTTGCACCTTTAGGTTGCTCCACATTCAACTTAAATTTGTTGTTGTGTACATAGCTGTATATATCAAAATTCTTGCTCATCTTATGCTATTTCAGTTATTATTTCTCTCATTAAATCCTGTGCTTTGCAGTATTCACCACAAACATCAGTACCAATATTTTTTAGTGGATTTACAGACTCATTCATTGGGACCATAAATGCACCATGTGTAGATGGGTTAGAAACGAAATCCCAACCAATCAATTCAAAATCTTCTTGTACTTCTACTTTATTACCACTTAAAGGTCTAGTAGAACCCATACCTCTTGATGAAATACCCAAAAGGATACCTGCTTTTAATAATTCTTTTAGGATATTACCAGATGGTGTTCCTAAAATTTCTACAGTACCACATAGGTCATCACCTTCCCACCAAATCTCTTTGATGTTGTGAGATACATTCTTTAAATTAATAACTGTAGAATCTGGGTGGTCTAATTCTCCCAATGCTCTACGTTCTTTAATAAATTGAAGATATTTTTTAGCCTCTCTTTCTAAGATTGGTCTTGGATATACTCTACCATTTTGGTTTTCAGCACCTGCTCTTTGCAGAACGCCTTTTACCATAACTCTCCCACCCTCATCTTCTTTGAGTTTACCTTCAAATAATTGTGTTTCTATTAAAAGAGATTTCATTCTATATTACCATTTTTTCTTTTTAGCTTCATTCTTTTCGCCTTTACCACTCCAAGCGGCATCAACTTTATTAAAGAATGCTTTTTTCTCATCATCACTCATTTGAGATATTGATTTACCAGCTTTTTCTAAAGCCTTTTTGAAGAATTCTTGATAATCAGCTTCTTCTACCATTACTTCTTTTACAAGTTCTTTTAATCTTGCTCTTGTTATTGTTTCTTTGTGCATAGGTAATCCTTTGTGTTTTGTAGATGCAAAATCTTTAGCATCTGATTTTTTCATTGAATCTGCTGCTTTCTCAACTTCTTTGGATGGTGCTTCCATGTCTCCTTTTTGTACTGCATGAACCATACCCATAAATTTTTGTTGTGCTTTTGATACTGCTGGCATATTATAAAGTTCTTAATTTTTCAGTTATTCCCATTAACCTTTCTCTGATTTTGTATAAAGATGCGTTTGTTCTTTTCCAGTAATCTTCTTTTTTAAGACCATTTTCAGTCTTAATTTTAGAATACCAATTAACAAACTTCTCTATTTCAGAAAGTTGTTTATGTATATTAGAAACTCCTCTACCAACTTTTGCTCTTGGTGAAGATTCTTCTCTTTTTAATTCTAACCAGCGATTCTCAGCCATAATCATACCACTAATATCTGCAATTTCTGCACCAGGTTCTTTTTTAGCTGCTGTTGGTTTCATTGGTAACGCTTCATCTTTACTAGCAGGAATATCTCCCAAAGCCCAATCTTTTTCTCCCTCAACTACAGTAGCACCACTTATTTTTGCTAATTTTGCATTTTTACTAGCTACTTGAGATGGATGTGTGAATGGAGAAGATGCGCTACTTGTTAATCCTTCTTCCAAATCATTAACCACAGTACCACCTGCAGCTTGTGCTAATCTTTTATTTTTCTTTGCAGTTTGACCAGGCTTTGCAAATGCTGCTGGTGTGTTATACCCTGCAACATTTCCAGTCACACTCATTTCATCCAATGTTCTTTGAATGTTTCTTTCTCTAACGTACTTACGGATTGCTTCTTTTAATCTTGCTTCCATTATTTTACTTTAGATTTAAGTTCTTTTATTAGCTCATAAGAAAGCATAATAGATGAAACTTGAGAATCGGATACAGTCTTTCCAATTTTCATTTTATCTAAAACGGAAATAGTTTCTGATAATTTAATTTGTGTAACTTTATCTGTTAATTTAGATTGGATAGATTTTAATTCTTTAACTATGTTTGGTAATTCAACCGCAACATAATCTTTGAATTTGGTAGTGTTAGTAATGTTATTAATATACTCTTTCAATAAATTCTTTTGAGATTCATCCAAATTTGTGTATTTTTTATTGAAAGTTTCTACAAGTATTTTGTAGGTAAGTAATCTAAGGTCTTTATCTTGTTGTTTATAGGTTTCAATCAACTTTTTATCTTCCGTTGGTTTAGTTAATTGAGCGGGTTTTGAAGTAATATTTTCGATTAGGGTAATCTTAGAATTAAAAATATCTTTAATATCATATCCTTCTGCTCTCTTAGATTCAAATACTTTATAGATAGATGCTAGGACTTTATAGTTAGAAATAGGTGATGATAAGAAATTATCTAAATCAAATTTTGTGGAAATTTCTTTAATAAGATTATATTTTTCCTTTGATAATATAGATTGATTCAATTTAGCATGCGCATCACATACAGTTTCAACCAATTTATCTGCTTTTGTTTCAGAATTATATTTTTCTTTTAACAAAATGTCATATAGACGTAATTCTTTGTTCAATTCTGTGTTTGGTGCAAAGAATTCTTTTACAATATTTTTAGCGTTTTCTGTTTTATCGCCATTAAGAACTTCTAATGTTATTTGTCTTACCAAAAGCTCAAATAACACTCCAGTATTCTTAAACTTTGAGTGTTTAATTTTTTTCATTTACTTACCCTATATTTATTCTACCCTATAAACTAACACATATAAATATAAACAAATTTTTCTTTATTAAATTTTAGTTTCATCTAATAAGTTTTTTTCATCAAGCATACCCGATTTTTCAATTAAAACCTTCTTTTTTGATGAAATTCCATTTATATATTCTCGTGCTAACTTTTTAGCGTTTGTGTTTACTGCTCTGTCTTCTCTCTTTCTTTCCTTCTCATTTTCTATATTACCCAAAGGGTCTCTACCATATGGATGCTTATCTTTACCATAAGTATTTCCTTCTTTTGGTCTTCCAACTGCCCTATTTAATTCAATTTCAGTCTTTAATTTACTAATTTCTTCTTCCACATTTTGTTGTTGTGGTGGATTTGCTGGGTCCTGTCCTTGTTGCTCTATTGATGTATGTCTGAATCTATCTTTAAGGTCTAAGATTACTTTAGCTCTTTCAATATCAATTTCATCTTGAGATAATCCAAAGATATTGTGATAAGCCCAATCCGATGATAACATATTAAGTGCTTTTGCATCCGATGCCAATCTTACCTTTTCAGACCATAAATTAACCTTTTCTTGTTCATAAATTGTGGAAGCGTTTGTCAAACTTAATTCAAAGTTTGTCATTTCAGAGTCTTCTATACCATTTGCTGCTAAGTGAACTACTGCAATTTTTGCCAATTCACTAACAACTGTTCTTTGAATTCTTTCAATAGTTCTTGCAAAACGAACATCTTCTGCAGCTAATGTAGCTTTACCATTAACATTCTCATCATAAGATAAGTAAGCCTTTGGTACTCTTAATGCTGCAAATAATTTATTTTTTAAGTAATCAATATCTTCAATTGCTGCGTAATCCAAACCTGCTAAGTTATCAATATTAGTACCACTATCACTACCACGAACAGGTAAGAAAAAATCTTCAGTAAGGTTTTGGATATTATATTTTAAATTGTAATCACCAGTATTTTTATCAACAAATGGAGTTTTTTTCATTTTATTGATAATCTTTTGCATATAGTTATCCACTTCTTGCGGTGGAATGTTACCTATATCAATTTTGAACACTCTCTTTTCAGGTGCTCTCATAATACGATGGATTAACATCGCATCTTCCATCAACGATAATTGTTTCCAAATTCTTCTTGCACCCTCAATCATTGATTTACCATAAGGTAGGAAGTTCGTATCTGATAGCATTCTGAAGTGAGCCATTTCATATTGTTCATACTCTCTTTTACCAAATCTATCCAATTCAACCTTATACTTTACATAATCAGGATTGTGTGGGTCAGTACCTTCTAATCTCTCCACATTATATGTTGAGTGTGGTGCTACGTTGATAATACCTTTACCAGGCATAATCTCCAATGCTAAGAAAGCATCACCATATTTTACTAAGTTTCTAATCCAAGGCCATAAGTTAAACTCCACATTCATTATATCATAGAATAAATTGTGAAGCATCTCTCTTACGTTCTCATTTGTGGATTTGATTTGAAGTACATCACCATATTCATTCTTTGTTGTACTTTCATCCGCATATATATCTAAAGCAGAGCCTATAATTGGGTCCATATCCATAGCATCATAATCTCTAAAAAGTTCTCTACGAACTTGATGATATGCCATTGATTGAGCACCCTGATGAGTTTCAAAGTATGAACGCTGTAGTTTTGTATATCTATCTCTTAGGTTTACAAAATTTGTATTTGCTTGTCTATCTTCAACATCCACTACTCTACGTTTACCATCTTTATCAACGGTTACGATTGCGTTTGTTGAAAATAGTTTTTTTAGTCTCCCAAAGAAACTCCTATCGTCTTGAAATTGTTCTGCCATAATTTATTTTACCATTTTCTACAAGACCAATATCTTGCTTTTGTTCTTGGACCCGGATTATCACAATTATGTCTTGCTCTGAAAGATTTTCTTCTTTCTGGATTAGACTTCTTAATTCTCATATTTGGGTCACCAAAGTTTACCTTAACAACTTTTCCAGTTTTTGGGTTTTTAACATAAACTTTAAATTTTTTAACATCACCTCTCATTGGTTTACCAAGCTTTACTTCTCTACCTTGGTATTCAGCCTCATAAACACAATTACAATTAGCTTCATCTAAAGATTGTGAATATGATTTAAGATATGCTATGAAATCATCCATATCTTCCTGCTCTACATCCAATTCATCATAATCATCAATTGGATTATCAGCCGGTTGGTCTCCTTTTTGGTATGCTTTGTCTACATACTCATCTTCTTTTAGGATATTTGTTAATTTAATCATTTTGGTCTCCTTTTTGTATTTTGACATATACCATAAATATCAATAATTATCAAAACACCTACATTTTACAACCATTGGGTTAAATCTTCAAAGTCATCACCAATTCTCATCTTCCAAGGGTTATCATCCCTATCGGATGGACCATATACTCCTTCATATTGCTGATTTGATGAAATACCACCCAAAGTTCTTTTAGTTAAATCAATACCTTCCTGTCTTAAACGAAGTGCAGTATCTCTAACCCACAAACCAATTGATAATGCCATTGTTAAGTCATCATTATAACTTTTCATAGCTTCTGCTCTACCATTAATGAATATAAATGTAAATAACTCATCTATTAAACGATTAGAACGTATTGTAACTGCTTTTTCTCTAAAGTACTCATCTAACTTTGAAATTATAAGAGGTCTAGTTTTAGAAGTAGTTGAAAATCCAGCTACCATTTGTCTTTCATCTGCTCTATATTTATTTCTCATTTGATGTTCAACATCCACATACTTTAAATCCTTACTCATATAGAATAAGTTTTTATAACCTCTATCAATTACTTGTTGAATTGCGGACCATCCTATGTTTGCATTTTCTATTACAAGTAAAGCATCATTGTATTCAGTTGAAAGATTTGTTAAAAAGTTTCCAAAATCTTTTGTATCCATTTTACCTTTATATTCTGCAACTTGTGTTGCATTTACTATATCAATAACGTGACAAGCCGAATAATCGGCACCATCACCTCTAGCAACGTCCGCTACAACCATATAAGAACCATTTGCAGTTGGATATTCCCATCTCCAAAGGTTTCCATCAAATCCAGTCTTTTCAATTGGGTCTTGGCAATATGTTTCTTTATAAAACATTAATAATTCTGGGTCAATAACTGTATCACCAGAAGATACGAAGTCACAATCACATTCTTGTGCTGCTTTCTTTTGTCCTAATAGTTTTTCTTGCTCATCTCTCCAAGCCTGTCCTCTTTCAGGGTGAACAGTCCAATGGAGTTTAATTGTATTAAATGGATTTTGTCCTTCTTCTGCACCTAACCAAGTTTTATGAAACCAATTACCCACACCATTAGGAGTAGAAAGTGCAATACAACTACCACCCGTTGATAAGGTAGATTGTGCCGCTACCCAAATCTCATCAATATCATCAATGAATGCAGCCTCATCAAATATAAGTAAGGAAAGTGCTTCGGAACGTCCTGCATCCGGAGAAGATGCAATAGCCTTAATTTGAGAACCATTTTGTAAACGAAGTGAAAGTTTGTTATCTTCCAAAGAACCACCTTTTAACCAACTAGGAAGTAATTCATGCATTACTCTTACCTTAGTTACTAAGTTTTTTGCTACATCTTGCTTTGTTGCAATAACCAATACGTTAAAGTCAGAATTGAATATCATTTTCCAAAGTGCATATCCAGCTGAAAGAGTTGAGATACCAGTTTGACGTGATTTAAGAACTATATTAAAACGATTATCTTTAAATTCAGTTAATGTTTTTTCCTGAAATGGGAAAAGGTGAAAAGGTATCTTACCTCTCACCGGGTGCTGAATCATACAATATTTCTTCATAAAGTGAATTGGGTCTACCGCACACTTTTTGTATTCTTCCGCTATTATCTCCTTTAATGATTTTTTTTGTGTTATTCCTAAATTTTGGGCCATCTTAATCTATTGGAGCTTTTACTAAATCATAATTTTTATCTTTCAATTTATCCCAAGCTTCATTTCTTTTCTGATAAGCTATTTCCAATTCTTCTTCAAAGTTTTTAATATCGGCGAGGATTTCTGCTTTCATTTCTTCAGCATCTTTTTCCATTTTCCATTTTTCTAATTTACCATCTTCACCAACTATTTCATATTCTTGTTTAACATCTTTATATGCTTGTTGAAATTGTGCTATAATTTCCTTACCATATCCAATCATATTTTGAAATGACCTATAATCAGTATAAGCTTCCCACAAACCATCTTGTTTAATTTGTAATTCTTTTTTAGCTAAGCACTTGGCACAAAATCCGGTTTTAGAAATAAGTTTTTTATCAGCTCTACTTAATTTAATAGTATTACAATCTTCAGCAGAACAACTGTTTAATTTATCTAAATAAGCCCTAACCTCAGCCATAGTTTCTGAGTGTTCATTTATTCTAACCTTCCCATATTCTTTTTGTTCCCAAGTTTTACCTTGAGAATCAGTCCAAATTTCTCCTACTTCTTTTTTACGATTGTTTTCTTTTGCAGATTCTGCGTTAGCGAAAGATAT